CGTCTAATTGAGGAGGGTCACCTTGGTTGATAACCATTACCAAGTCATAAGGATTGGCAACACTAGTACCAGTAGTCCAAACAGTGTTGGTTCCTGTCGATGTTAAATAACCACCATTCGGTACAGTAGTTGTACCAGTACCATTAGTATATACTGAAGTAGCAGTTGTATTAGTTGTTGGGAAGTAGGCCATTCTTTCTATCACTTAAATATTTTTCAAAGTGGATCCATTTATTTTCTACAATAAATCCCCACTCGCGTTGTCTTTTACCCACAAAGAACAATGTCCATGGAGTAACGCCTTCTTTTAGTTCAATACGATGGAATGTATGAGTATTGCCAAACCGGAAACTTCCAGGCCCCCGCCACACTCTTACTTCACAACTTTTTGTACCATCTTCGTTAAACTGAGCGATCCACTCGTAGTAACCGCCAGCAAGAATAATTGTAAAGTAATTCCAAGGATGATCATGAACATCATCTGGATCTGACTTTAAGAATTTGTGTAAAAATACGTTGTACGGGAATGTTACACGTTCTTTGAACAGAACATAGTAACGTTCTAAGTATGGTTCGTTTTCTGTACGATCCATAATTGTACGTTTACGGTCTTTGCGTTCGAGCCAATTAAGGACGTGGTCTCTGATCTTCTGGAGTGTCATAATGATTTTTTACTAGTAAGTAAGTTGTTTTAAATTTTTCAAATGCTATTTTTAAACCTGGATATTCTTCACACATACTTTGCACTTCATTCCAACTAGGAAATTGATCCTTCCAATCTTCAGTCATTTGAAATGTGTATGTCGATGTGCCTAATGAACCAACATTTAATGTTGCTGTAGATATGCCGACACTGCTACCACCATTGCTAATAGTTATAGTACTTCCGCTTCCTGCACCAATACCTGCACCAGTATAGTAAAAACTGCTACCAGTTGTGGAATCATAAGCCGGTATAGTTACATTACCAAATTGTGATGTTGTTATCGTATCATTTGATATTGTTGAGTAATCCACTTGCGCTGAAGAAATGTTCATGTAAGTCCTTTGATTGTTTTCGGATCATAGGAATTCGTGTAGTGTAATTATCCATATGTTCCATTATCTTACCACATAAGTCTGGTCTGTAAACTGTATAAGCATCAAAACTTTCAGTCCACTTACTAGGATATTTAAATCCTTCGTAATACATCTCGGTATAACTAAGCCTATCCGGAACCATGGGAATACCATCAACTACCGCACCTTCATAGCAACTAATGCCTAAAGTTTCTTGTAAGTTAGCACTAAACACCATCTTCGCTTCGCCTAACAAGTTATGATATTCATTTTTTGTTAGTTGTTGATCCTGACACACTACGAATTCATACTGCGGTAAGTGTGTAGCTAAGTCTCTGAAAATCTCAACTTGCTTCTCAGGTGCGATGCGATGCGGAAAAAGAATTAAATCACGCTTGGGCATATTCTTATACATTGTTAATGTATCTTCCATATACTCCATAGGCCAACCTGTGCGAACATACTTTTTATCTTCAAGCATGTCTGCTTTGTCTTCTTCCTCCCAAGGATTTTCGACCATGCCATCATTTAATAAATTATGATGGAACATATCAATATGGAATTGAGTAGCAAAGTAATTGTGATCGAATGCCGCAAAGAACGATTTCTCAGCGTGACGTACCCAAGGCTTATTGCCTACTAGTCGACCTAAGAAGTCTTGAGGGTCATAACTACCGGCATGCCATAAGCCATGTGTAACTATCGGAATGTTCAACAGTTCGCTCATGTACTTTAAGTTTATGATGCCAGGATGCCAAGCATCAGTAAAGATAAAGTGATCGCCAGGGCGTACTGATCCGGAGCAAAATAGACGCCCCATTTGTTCCACTTGGCTAGACTTATAGATATTGGTACCGCCAAAATTAAGGAAGGCACCAGGAGTAGTGGCATTAGGAATATCCGTAGGGCCAGATATAATTTGAACATTGTGTCCTGCCTTTCGTAAGAGATTAGGTACATGAGTCTTCCATTGACCCGTGTACCTTGTCTCAACGGATTCTAGATCAATTAGAAATACGTTCATTGTTATTATAACGTGGGTTTTTACCTAAGTAAGGTTTACGTTCGCCTGTATACGGCTTTTTAGGACGCCGTGTTTTGTCGAAATTACGCCATTGCCAACTTTCTCTGTTGTAGAGGTGAGCTTCGTTAAACTCACACATCTCAAAACGGCACCACTCGTGAAATGCCTCAAGGTCGTCAAACAATTTAACAATCTCTGGACGAGTTTCGAAATAACTAAAGTCCTTGTAGTTCTTAGCCATTATAGCTTTCCTTAATATTTAATAAATGAACCATTTTCTCCATCTTCGGAGACTTCAATCCAAACCTCGCGGTCTGGGTACTTTACTGAAATTTGAGCGTATAAATCATCGCTCATCATTTCGCAACTTTTATAATCTAGCGACAATACACCTTGTTCGCTAGAATACAACCTTTCAAGCCACCGCTTGAACTGAATGAATTCCACATCTCTGTCGTTATGAGTAACTCCGAGCCATACACGAAAGTGAAAAATATGGCGATGAGGAGTGCCAAGAAACGATACGTCATAGTAATCTCCTGTTGCTAGGTTAGGATCTGTTGCGGCCGCTGGATAGCAATGAATACCTTCCTTCTGAAAAGTAACCCAAATCATTTTGTTAGGGCGGATGTCTTGTTTAATAATCATGTTGGAGTATCTTGTGTATATTGATCCCAGTAAGTATATTTGTCTTTACTCATAAGATCATGCAGTTGATGAGTCCACACACCTGGATTAGTAGCACCCCAAGTGCGGTCATCCAGTTTTAGTGTGGCGTTATAGTTAAATTGATTAATGTAAGGTAATTTAACACTAATCATTGGTACAAATCTTGGATATTCGCAATAGCAAGATTCAAGTACTCCTTCAGAATGTTCTACACCGAAGTCTAGAGTCACCCAATAGTCTTTCTTTAAACATGGAATAATAACATCATCCCATGGTTTGTATTCTGCCTGGCTAATTGATTTAGGATTAAAACTTTGACTAGTACCAAAGTAAATGTGCTTGATACGCTTAGACTCGTCTAACATTGCTTGACTTTCATCAGCAATACGTAGTATATCTTCTACAGGAGGTGTGCCTACAACAAACAAAGTAAACATACCATGACAAATAGTATGCTCGACTTCATAGCCTGTGAAATAAACAACGTCTTGTCGTTCTTCTGTGTTTAACCCCATTTGATATAACCTCTGCTGTAACCACTCGGACGATTAACGCCATCCGCAAACGCTTGTTTCCAATCTGTAGTACGATTGTAACACTTTGTCCAAAAAGAATCAACCTCTAAATAGCCTTTTTCAATCCAGTATTTTGCCATATACATGCAATCAATAAATGCTGGATTACGAGGACTTGGTTTAATAGTAGTAACAGATTTCCAAAGTTGAGATTGTGCTTCTTGTTTACTAACTGCTTTGCCAACACCGTCTATAATTAATGCATTATTATTTAGGTTAATCTGTGTACCTAACTCATAATTTCCGCTAAGGTCTACTACAACATCATAATTTTCAATAGTGCTAGGTAACAGTTTATCACCCCACAGTTCTTTATTACTGTGTCCAAGTACATCTACATGAAAGATATAACCATTTAAACGCATAGTATGATACGCAACCCACGCTAAAAAGCCACTGCCGATAATTAACATGCGTGTGTTTTCACTGCGTCCTTGCCTATGTTCAATTTGATCTTTAGCTTGATTAATAAGATTAATTCCACATGCTACAGGTTCTAGAATATATTTTGGATCGGCTTCTGGAACTACTACAAATTCTTCAATTCGTGCATTATAAAAATCGGCATAAGCAGGCTCGCCTCGTGTTGCTACAATGTCGCCTACGTTTGTTTTAGCAATACCTATGCCTACTTTAGTTACAATGCCCAAGCCTTCGTGACCTTGCATGTGTAATGGTAATGGTCCGAAATCTCCCATCATCATATCGATGTCGCTACGGCAAACACCAGTCATTAATGCTCGAACTTCAATTTCGTATTGACCGGGTTCGGGTTTATCGTAGTCAACTTCTTCAAATTGACCTTGTCCGGTAGTTTGTAAGCATTTTACTTTCATAAACTTTCTATTCTCTCGTGTATCCACAGATCGATATCGTATTGTCTTAACCAGAATTCATAATTATGCATGTTGTCTACTGCATCTGCAATCATTGATTGATATGCGTCTTCTGGACACCAACCTAATTCAAAACGCTCTACTTTATTATCTTGCATGATAAATTCAATAGAACTATCTTCAGCATCCATACTGCGCCAATCAGCATAACACCCCCATTTGCTACCAAAGTCTATGTAGCATTGGTCGTCTACATCGTACACACCGTTGGGGTTTATTGTACCATATTCTGTACTATCTATATTTTCTAATTGCCACTTCATTAAGGACGCTTGTCCATTTACTGATTCCTTACGCCATTCAGGATTAAGTGCAACATACAAACTTAACAAATGTGGCATTAAATCTCGACTAACACCACCAAACGCTAATTTACGTGTAGTAAACCAACTGCCTGGACTAGGAATACAATTCTTTCTAATCCAACGTATGTTCACTATTTTTGCTTGAAGTGCTAATTTTTTTAAATCATCTATGTTAATTCTCCACATATTATTCTTAACCATCATAAAACGTGTTTGTGGAAAAGTAGAAATTAGTTTAGCCCAAGTAAGGCTAGTAGCAACACCTGGTTTTTCTATAAACACAATTTTACTATATGGTGCTAGTTTAGCCGCTAGTTCAAAGTGTGTAAAATTAGGAGTACAAATATGAACAGTATCAAAGTTATGACATTTTATAATGGCCGCATCTACAGTTTCAAAGTCAGCGCCTTTTTTAGGATCGCTATCTACAGTAACAACCCTGTAGCCTAACTTATGTAGTACATCTACATATAGTTGACCTATACCCATACCAACAACAAGACTAGTCTTCATGTTTTAATTTTTTCCCTTCTTCCCAATATTTGATCATACGATCGACATCTTCCATACGTTCTTGTATAACATTGGGTGCCGCACGTTCTATCTCTTTTAGATTGTGATAACTAGGATAGTGTCTCAAACACCATCGTGCTGACTCACGCACTTCTTTTGGAACTCGTGGAGTTTTTTGAGGATTTAGCAGGTCCTGCAAAAATTCTTCTGTGCGTTGTATACTTCGAAATCGTTCGTCTGGTAAAGTCATAGTTTATTATACAGTAAAAACTATTAAACGTCAAACTGTCTTGGCGCACCTTTGAAGTAATTATAGCCAAAAGACTCGTCCATTACAACCAAACTGAATGTTGTAAACAAATGAGCTGGTCCAGCATACGGAGCGCCTGCACTAGTTGCCGCTTGATTAGCATCTAAAATATCATTGAATCTTTTGTTATTTTTTAAATTAGTTTTACTGTTAGCGACTGCTTTGTTCCAAAATTCACTGTTAAAATTAGTACCGCCATGATATATCCAATTGATAATATCTTCGGTTGTTTGTACTTCACGCAACCATCGAGCGTTTGCTTGATTTTCGGAAATCTTTTCTGTTATGTAGTCTAATAAAATTGCACAAGTAGCATTGTATTGATTAATCGAAGTTGCACTAATTGGTTCAAAGAATAATGCTCTATTACCATTTAACAAAATATTGTTGTTTACAATCTTATTTGCATAATAAGGTCGGAATGAATATTCTTTTGATTGTAATTTTTCAACAGGAATTTTCAATGTGTCTGCAAAATCTTGTCTAGCATCTTCTATAGTAGTAATAGTATCATTAAACATGTAACCGTAAGTTTTTCGGGAAGTTAATGGAACGCCAAAAATCCAGCCATGTTTAGTTGCTATGTGTTCTGTGTATTCTATAGGGTCAAATTCTTCACTGTGTATCAGTGCGTGATTTAATAAACTGCAAGTACTATATGTGTAATCGGAATAATCTTTAGGAAATCCGCCACAATCAACTACATAATCGAATCTTTCTTCTTTGTTATCAATTGTTAAAGTTACACCGTCTAGTGTATCTTCCATATTATTAACACAGCCTTCGATTATACTAAATTTATCAGACCATAATTTTTGAAATCTAGAAAATGCAAATTCTTTAAGTTTAAAATTATTAAAATGTACAGCAATACCGCCACTGGCAATCAAGGGATTAAGCCAATCCTTTTCTCGCCAGTTAATAAATTTAGTCCCAAATTTTAATGTGCTGTCTAATGATTCAGTGTCTTCGTAAATAGAATAACGCATTGCATATTCTAATACTCTAACAAATCCAGGATTAGTACTTTCACCTATTCCTAAAATAGGAGTATTAGGATCGTAGATTGATACAATTTCGTAATTGTTATCTAAACTACATAAAAAATAACTTGCAGTAAGAATGCCGGCAGAACCGGCACCTATGATTCCTATACGTTTTTTCATAGTTCAAACAAATTGTCATTAAGCACAATTTCTGCTTTAGGAGTAATTACTTTTTCCACAGTTAAATTTGCTTCAATAATTAAATGCTCATCTGCTTTGGTGCTAGCATTAACAGTTTTCTTTCCAGTGTAACCACGAGTACCAGGGATAGCCATCCAAAACTTACTGAATTCATCAACAATGGAATCTGCTGTTGCTCTATCGCTTGTAGCAAAAATAGCATCGATAATATCTTTAGCATATAGTCTGTCAAATTTTTCATCGACTAGCATACTAGGGCAAAGTCCAGCATCGTATTGTCTATTGGCTTCTTGTACGGCATTGATATGCATCCAAACATTATGACCCATCATAATAGCGTAAGTAAAACTATCCCAACTTGTTTTTCCTACTTTACCAATTTTGTTAACATCGTTAGGCCCATATATACAAATTTTATTAACTTCGACTCCATCCATAATAGGACTTGTTTCGAAATTAGCAAAATGTTTATCTTGAACCACAGCATCTTGGAATAAACGTGTATCTTGACTATATTTTTTATCGTCTAAGCTAGGAAGCATACGATATAGCCATTTATCACGATCTTTAATTTCTGTTTGTACATAAATCTGACCATTAGCAGTTGCTAAGAATGGACTTGCACAGTCGAAACTAATTGTAAATTGATCGTTATGATATTTTCGAACAGCACGTTGTATGTCTGTTAAAATTAAAGCCCATTCAAGTTTACTTGTACCTAAGAAGTGCATCCAGTCTTGATGTCCTTTTTCAAGTAAGCCATCAAATCTCAATGCCACTATACGTTTTAAAGTTAAGTGTATATCACACATGTTCTGGCCGCCCATGCCCCAGCCATTAAACGGTTTGTCATATTTCTTTGGATCGCAAAAATCTTTCATTTGCTGATACCAATCTTCTGCTTGTGCGTGATTTTCGCCTTGTAGTACATTTAAGAACTTACAAGCACCTGTACGATGTTTAATAAAATATTCGTTATTATATTTTGTAGCTTCAACTGCTTGTTGATATGTTTCAATTCCAGTAGCTTTCTTACCAACAGGACTACGTTCAACCCATGCTGGAATATCGAGTACCATGCCGTAATCCATTAACGAATCCATCCACGCTAAAACTTGTTCACGTTTCTTTTGTGCCGCATCTAATTGCGCTTGATAATTCTTAACGTGATCAATCTTAGTCATTTTAGGATTGCCGTTTTTATCTAGCTTAGGATTACCGCTTGCATCTAGTTGTGGAACAAGTTCAATACCTTTAGCACGAACTTCTGCCCATTTTGCCGCAACTTCTGGGCCAGTAGGATCTCGCCATTCACCTGCCCATACACCTTTACCAATTTGGAATCCACCTGAATCACCTAACACCCAACTAGTACTACGGTCGCGATTGCGAAACATATCTTCACCATCGTCTTGTTTGCTAAGATCTAAATTAGCATGTCCAGCACTATACAAACAATGGTCGTAGTAAAACGCACCTTTATCTGGTTCTAGGTAGTTAAGGCTTTCTACACCGTTTTTAAAACTTGCAGGTATGCGAGCAGGATCAACATAATTACCGTAACGTTGTTTACCTATATATGTGCTATAAAATCCTGATGTAGCTGGAAGGAAATATGCGTAATCGTTTTGTGTGGCTGTTAAATTTTTATTCATGTTATCCAATGTTGTACTAGTACCATAAGGCTTAACCAAGCCCACATGGTATTAAAACCTACTAGAGTAGGTAGAGCTTTTTTACGACTAGCCCAGATAAGAGAAACACTAGTTGCTAATGTTAGATAATATAATTCCCAGATTTGAATATTAAAGATTAATCCAGGAACTATAATGATTGCCTTAGCCCACCAGCTGATAAATTCAATAGTATTATAGCTGGTCCAGTATTCTTTAGTAAACCACATCATATAGCAGTCACGCATATTGCGCCAACCGCTATGTGAGTAGCATATAATCATTAATACTAACCATAAAGCAACTGCTAATAATATCTGGTCTTGAGACATAATTATTTGCTTTGTGCTGGTAGAATATAGTCATATATTGCAATACCACTGTCTACTGTAATTTGCATTGCACCAGCATCTGCAATACGCATAGTTTTGTCACCAGCTAGGTTTAGAATACTAATTACTGAACTTACGGGCCAAGACCAAGTTTGTTTTAATTTACCATTAATCCCGCCTTGGAAGACAAATGATCCTGCGTGTGTGCTAGCATCACCGAAACTAAACACTAAACTGCTACCATCTGTAGTAACTTGGAATGTTGGCTCTTCGGTGTGTGCGGCCGCTTGGAATTTTAATTTTTGAATGCTTGCTACAGTAGGCTCAAACTCGATATCCCATTTAGCACCTTTGAACTTAACAGTTTTCAACATGTCGTTAATAACTTCTGTGTTCATAAAACGATAGTCGTTTTCAAAGTCACCTGTACTGTTTTGAAAATGCAAGCCAGTTGGAATCTCTTCACCATTGCGTTCTTGTTTAACTATTGCAATACTAGCACCTTCCTTATATTCTGGACATTTTAAGTGTGTGTCTAGTTTATTTAGATTTGGCATACCAAATACGCCTTCGAAATTATCAACAGCGGTATGTGTTTTAGCGTTGAGGATAACACTACGATCCTCTGCCATAGATTCAATCGATGTTTCTTTTTCAGTTGCTGAAATTTTAACTAGCGGTAGGAAACCTAAGCTGTGTGTATGTGCTACTAGGTCTTGTAAAAAATCTTTCATATTATTCTCCATGTTTTATGATTATATTTAGGTTTTTGTTAAAAGTCAATGACTTTTTCTTATCTTTTTGTTATATTTTATTGCTGATTCCACCAACGTGTGTGATATTTGAATACTATCGGCATAGTGTACAAACGCACTAGTGTCCTTTGGAAAACATGCACCACCAAATCCACGTGATCCATCTGGTCCAGGAACCATCATATGACTATTGCCAATACGTAAATCGTGTGTAAGTACTTGTCTAATTAACTCATAATCTGCGCCGTTCTTCTCGCACATATCATAAAGTTGATTAAAGAACGCTACTTTGATACTTAAAAAACAATTAGTAGCATATTTGATCATACTAGCTTCTACAATACTAGTATTAAAAACTAATTTTAGTTTAGGCAATGAATCTTGAAACAATGTTTGCCAGAACCCTTCGGGATCGTCACCACCGATTACCATATAAGTTTGATTTAAGAAATCATCATTGGCGCTAACTGCTCTAAGGAATTCAGGACTATAAACTATACTGTGGTTGGGATAATTTACCAAAAGTCTTTCTAGATAATTAGGCGGTACAGTGCATTTAAGTAATACAGGTATATGTACAGGTACTGTATCCATTACTTGATAAATTTGATTAACATCACAATCACCTAATTCGGTACTAGGTGTACCTACACAGATAATAACACCTTCGGCATACGGATAATCTTTTACTGTTTGCTCACTTATTTTCGGATCAACAATGTAGATTGTGTTATTTTTATCAATGGCATTTGCAACTGCTTTGCCAACAAATCCATATCCTGCAACTATAATTTTTCTTTTCATATTAAAACTCAAATAAACTGTTAAATGTATTTTTTTCTTCGGTACTACCTATGTCCCATTTTAGTACACCAATCAAGTTGTCTAGCTTCTTGTCGATAATGGTAGCCTCCATTTCTGCATGGTCAAAAGGTAAGTCTTTAAACCACTGTGGGAGCCGTAATTCATCTACTGGATAGGCTACGCTTGTGAAACCCATTGCATTGGGCTTGAGTTTACAAACAATAACTTTTGCACCATCTGTAATACTCATAGAATATTTGTCATTAAACATACGCTTCAACGTATTCCAGTTGATACTAGCACGTACATGACCAGGCATATTTGCTTTGCCTGCTTTTGCTTCTTTGGCTTGGTAGTCTGTAATGTTGTTAGCACGTTTCGGACTACCTTTCTCCCAACCTGGACGAGCTTTAAATCTAATTCTAAATTCACTAATGTGATCAAGAACTTCTTGTTCAGGCTTGCCCATAAGAACCATTTCAAGTACTTCACTTAAGAAGTCTTGAATAAATTCTGGAGTGTCGGATCTCTTAAGATCTAACCCCATCGCTTTAATTTTGCCAGCTTTTCCATCTACGTCTGTGCGCTTACCTTCTTTATCATAATAAAGAACTGCATAACGTTTTTTAGTAATGAATAAACTCTTACTACCAACAATCTCACGTCCTGCCTTAATAACTTCACCACGCGATTTAGGGCAATGGAAAGTATCTAACATAAACTGTGGGAATGTAGTATTAACTTCTTCACCGATTTGATCGTATAATCCGATAACTGTTTCCTTAGTCCAAGGAATTTTACCAGCTTCAATGTCTTTTTGTAAGGTTTTATATGCACTAAAATAACAAGAATCGGTATCACCGTAAATAACAGCCTTACCTCTGTAGTCATATTCACCAGCAATAATCTCATTTACCTTACCAGCCATGTGTCGTACAATTTGACGACCAGTTAATGTAGTAGATTGACCAATACGTTTATCAAAGAAACGGCATCCACTGTTAAGAATAGCACCATATAAACTATTAAGGTTAATCTTCTTAACAAGTTGACGCTTATCCCAGTACTCTTCTTCGACTTTGTTTCCTGCTTTAATTGCTTCTTTAAGTTTAGCCTGCATTTCTTTACGTTCAGCATACCAACGTTTTAGCAAACCAGGAATAATACCTTCTTTTTCATAGGTAAAGATTGTGCCGTTAGCACTAATCATCCAAGGTTGATTACTTTCAAATATTAAACGATACACTTCGGCAGCACTCAATACATCACTAGACCCATCTTCCCAGTCGATAGTGATGTCTGTTCCTATTTCTTGTGCCATTACTGCTTCGTATTCGTCTGTACCGAACTTGCCTTCCCATGCCGCCGCAAATGATTTACCTTTAGCAATTTGCAATTCGATGAATTCATCTGTTTTAGTTTGACGTAACTGCCCGATAATTGTTTCTGGGCCCATGTTAAGTGCTCTAATAGCACTAGGATACAGTGAGTTAATGTCTAATGAACCAACCCAATCCTGAATACCTTCTTTAGGATACGCAACATACGCACCAGCCGCACCTTCGTTATCTTCACGTTCGCTCATCTTCTTGCGATTAGGTACTTGAAACCCTCTTCGATGTGCTTCGTTAATAATAGCTTGTTCGGTTACAGCTACAGCACCCATTGTAGTTTGCAGTAATACTGTGTTTTCATGTGCTAGTGTATTAGCAAGATCCATGAATTTCAACTTCTTGTCTAGATCATCAAGTAGTTTACAGTCATTAATGTTATATTCAACAAATGTCTTAAAGTCATTGTTATATAATTGATCTAAAGTACCTTCGTATTGTGTTTTACGTTTGCCTAATTCATATTCGGCAATAGCATCCAACCTATAACTGTGACGTTCTTCATATGTATATTTGCGATACAACTCTAAATAGTCCAAATGCACACGTCCAATATAGTCATATGTTGTACTAGTTCGTCCATATTTTTCATATTCACGCTTTTTAGGCAATTGATCAAACAAACAAAAACGTCTTGTATCTTCTTTGCTTAATACTTTAATTACTCTATTTGTAGTATACGGAATATCGAAGCCTTCGCTATTCCAACCACTTATAATATCTGCGTCTTTGATTAGATCTAAAAACATATCTAACAAATCTGCTTCGTTATCAAACAAATATGTATTAGGAAAGTCTTTAATCATTTCCTTGGCTTCTTCTATCTTAAGACCTTTAGGTGGAATAGCCAAACATACCATAGTTTCTAACCATTGTAGGTAGACAGCAATCGCAGTAATAGGCATAAATGCATCATCTGGTGATGCGTAGCCACGTTCTGGATCAAAGTCTACCTCAATATCGAAAAATGCTACATTTAATTTAGGAGCATCTTGATTTAAATAATGTTCACTTAGTGTAACAAAGATTGGATTAATGTCTGCTTCGTAAAGTTCTTTACCACTGTTAATAGCTTGTTCTTTACGTAGTTCTTTTGTATTTTTACAAACAATACGTGTAAGCGGATCGCCGTAAATTGATTGAAATTTCCCTCGGGGATCTTTTACATAAAATGTGTGGCGCACAGGAATGTCTCTGAATTCTCTGTTGCCTTTTTGATTACGTTCGACTACGCGAACAATATCATTCTCGCGGTCAAACCATGCGTCTACATAAGACATAAATTTTCTTCTCCATGCAATTTAGGGCTTGCAAATACCTTCGTGCGGTTTATGGCCCGCATACCTTTCCTAGCAATACTTATTAGATACGTTTAGTAATATCCAAAATTGCTTCAATCTCTTCCCAGTCTTCATTATGACTAGCCCAGTCGCCTTTATGAGCAATTTTAATTGCTTTATTAATGACTGCTGGTTTGACTTGTAATTCTTCTGCAACTGCTTTAACAGTTTCTTTTAAGCCTTCTTGTAAATCTTCAATTTCACGCAATACTGTAGAACCTTCGCTAATTAAACGTTCTAGTTTTGCTTTTTCTTCTGCACCGTATGAACGACCGCCCATGTAAATCTCCTAATGTATATGCCTATTATAAACTACTTATCTCGTAAATGCAACCTCTATGAAATTTTAGAGGTGAAAATGGCAGAACTAAGTCTGCCATTTTGATTACTCTCCGCGAGCTATT